AATGTAATTTAACAGATGATGTTCACCCTAAGTCTGTTCTCACTCATCTAACACAAGATCAAATTGAAGTCTATGGAAAATATTGTGGAACTTTAAAGAAATTATTTGTAAGAAATTCAGAAAAGTAATTTTAAAGAAACACGGTTAAAAGAAGTTGTATCAGAGTTACATCCTAAAGTAAATAATTATACTATACCTACTTTACATAAACATATGAATGATGGAAGTTTTGTTGATTCACGATTGGCTAGTCATTTGTTATTTTCATCTGCAGGTACTATAGTAGATCAAAGTCCTTGGATTGATGCAATGAAAATTGCTTTTAATTATATTTATAGTAATATCAAAGATGATTTAGCTTTAGTTGAACCTTTTACAATTCATCAAACTATACGTGGAACAGCAATAACACAACCTATTAATATGAAAGCAAGTAATGGTTTTCCTGATCATGGAGTTAAAGCTTCACAGTTTAAAGGAAGTTTTGATGAACCATACTTAACTGAGGAATGTGCGCGACGTTTAAAGTTGCAGTTATATTTAGTTGATGAAAAGAAAAAATTTTTTATGAATGTAACTGAAGATCAATATAAAGATGAAATTATCACAAAAGAGAAGAATGATAATGGTCAAGTTCGTATTTTCTTCTCAGGAAATTTTGATTTCTATTTTTTCTCAAAGATGTATTTACAACCACTCTTTGAAATATTAATGATGCATAGAGATCAATTACCTTTTCAGGTTGGGATGAATGCACTTGGTGAAGAATTTGAGAATAGATTGTGGTTAATGTTTAAACATGTTAATCCAGATTTAACTTATGAAGATTTTAAAAAGATTAAATGTTTTTTTGATGCCGATTTTTCTAAGTATGACAAGAAATTAACTACTGTTCAATATGGGATGTCCTTGATTTATCATTTATTTAAGTTAATACCATATTTTATTAAATATCCACATGAGTTATTCAGAGTTAAGAGATTGTGTCAAGGATATAGTCAATGGATTTTAATTACAGCTTGTGATATAATTTTAATGCATTTAGCTCAACCATCTGGTGTTTTAGGAACTACACCATTAAATTCAATACATGAATTAATTATTGAAATAGTAATGTTTCATTATTTAAGACATTTACATATAAATAAAGAAATTCCTAGATTTGGAAATTTTGTTTCTAGATCACAAAGAGAAGAAGATTTTTTCTTAAAAGTAGCTTTAATTAATTTAGGAGATGATAATTTAAAAGCTATTGCAGAGTGTGTTCGCAAATATTATACTGATCATCATATTAAAATATTTGCACAATTCCTTAAAATGGATATTACACCAGCGGCAAAAGAGGAAAAGGTTATGGATTTTAAGAAAGTTGATGAGATTATCTTTCTTAAAAGAACACCAAGATTTATACCATCATTAAATCGTTATATGGGTGCTTTAAACTTAACTTCTATATATAAGAGTTTGTGTTGGACAGACTCAAGTGTCCCAGAATGGGAACAAATGGTTTTAGATCAAGCTAAGCGTGAACTTAGTATACATCCACCTGAAGAATACAAAAAATTTTGTATGGCATTTGGATTTACAGATGATCAAGAAACTATCCAACGTGAGATATTGAATTATAGCTGGAATAAAGCTATTGATTTACCTTGTTTAACAGGTGATTCAGTTTATACAATATCTCAACCGGTGCCAGCGGTTATAAAACAATTTGACAGTACTTTTACATGTCAGTTGTCTGGCATGCTTTAATAAAAGTACAGTCAATATTGACTGTGCTATTTCCAAAAAAAAAAAAAAAAACAA